TCGAAGATTACGTGAATGAGGAAAATGAGATTGCTGTTGAAAAAGAAACTGAAGCAATTGTTTTTGCTAAAGTCTTCAGCGACAATCTTGCTAGTGGCAGAGGTTATATTTGCTACTTTCCAGAATTAAAAGAATCTGGAGTAGTTAACGAGCCATTGATTGATCTGGACTTTGATACCGTTGATCTTCAAGTGCTATAAAAAATAGTTGACAAGCTTTGGGAAGTTGTGATATACTATGTAAGTCTTAAAGAACAGCCAGATAAAACATAATAAAACAAATAGCAGATAAAAACCTTAACACATAACACTGGTGACATGAAGAATGTTTGTCTCTTGAGACTTATTTTTATGAAAAATATAAAAATGAGAATCTTCAGGAGGAATTGAAAATGGCAAAGAAAGAATTGAAACAAACAAAAGGCACGTTCGTAATGAAGGGTATCGTAGATGGTCTGAGTAATGATCGCGCTTATAATGAAGGAACAGTTGGCAGTGGTAAGAGTGCTGGCAAAGATTATAAATCTATTCGTTTCGGAGTGCAGACAAGCAAAACTAACAAGCTGACAGTTGAATTGTTTGGTATGGAGCAGGATTATGTTTTTGCTTATAAGCATGGCAAGAAAGGTGCTAAAGGCGATACTAAGCGTATTGACTTTGAAGATCGTCATGATGACCTTCCTAACGGATACAACCTGATTGGTATCAACATGGGTCTTGAACAGAATGAAGCTGGAAAGAATGTTCGTACTACACTTGCCGCTTTTGATGCTGTAGAGTATATCTATGACAATCTTGATGATGGTGATAGCGTAAAGATTTCTGGCAATTTGGTATTTAGCGTATATAACGATGAGCCTCAAATCAAATACGAAATCAATAGCATCTACAAAGAGAAGAATCCAATTGACTTTGATGCAGAGGACTTCGAAGAAGTTGCTGGCTTTACTCAAGAGATTGTGTTCATTGGTGCAGAACCTAACAAAGAAGAAAAAACTATGGATATTAATGCTTATACAATCCAGTATGGCAATAAATTCACTGTTGCTCAATTTGTTGTTCGTCCAGATGGAGACAAAGACTTGGAGGGTCTTGCAAAGGCTATGAAGAAGCTCCTGAAGTTTGGTGACGTAATCACTGTAGAAGGTAACTGCTTGAACAATGCTGTAGTGACTGAAATTGCTGAAGTTAAAACTACTGCTAAATCTTTCGGTGGTAAGCGTCCAAAAGGCGTAGCACGTGAGACAGTCACTAATTGGGTTACAGAACTTCAGATTACTTATGCTGATGATTCCACTCATCAACAAGGAGTCTATTCGGAAGATGATTTCATTGACGATGAATTGATTGAAGACGAGGATGAGGATGATTCGGATGACACTCCAAAGTTTGGCGGCAAAAAACGTCAAGATGAGGAAGATTCGGAAGAGGAAGACGATGACCTTCCTTTCTAATACAAGAATAAATAAATAGCATAATCTATCTACACAGGATGTCAAGTAACAAATAAGAACAATTAAATACAGCTTGACAACGCATGAAGAATGCTCCTGTGATTACCAAATCACAGGAGGAAATTAAAAATGGGTAAACTTAAAGGTTCTAAGGTGAATATCCCTCAAGTACGCTTGCAAGATTATTTTTGGGTAGTAGGGGGAATCCCAAAAAGTGGTAAAACAACACTGGCGGCTAAGCTGGCAGAAGAGTATTTTGGAGATTTGGAAAAAGTTCATTTGTTCGGATTTGAGCAAGGTTTTAAAGCATTACGCATCAAAGCATCTACAGTTGACGATTGGGATGACTTTGAAGAGCAAGTAGATGAGCTTATTGAAGAAAAAGATGAGCTTGGTATTGAGTTTGTTGTTATGGATACAGCAGACAGAATGCATGACATGGCAGTTGCCAAAGTAATTGCTGAGTGGAATATCAACAATCCACAAAAGAAAGCTAAAGACATCAATGGTGTTGGTCAGAAGAAAGCTGGAGCAGGTGGCTACGGTGTAGGCTATCAACTTGTTAAGCAAAAAATCATTGATCAACTTGACAAAATCTCTAAGGCTGGATATGGTATTATGGTTCTGACACATAGTAAGGACAAGAAAATTGAGCAAAAAGATGGTCTTGAATATGATCAATTAGCTCTTTCTCTGTCTGCATCTGCTGGAGAAATCTTTGTCAACATGGCTGACTTTATTGTATTCATTACAATTGAGAAAGTTAAGACAAAAGAGGGTGTCGTTGACAAACGTTACATGCATTTCCGTAGTGATGGTTATGTGAGTGCTGGTTCTCGCTTCTCCAAGATTGTTGACAAAGTTGAATACGATGTTAAAGAGTTCATTACTGCATTTGAGGATGCTGTTAAGGCTGAATTTGCAGAAGGATTCAACATCGAACAATTGCGTCAAGAGCAGACTGAGAAGCGTGAGAAAGCGGCTCAGGAGTTTGTAGAGTCGTATAAGGAAGAGGCAAAAGAAAGTTCTTCTGAACTGTCTGCTGAAGAAATTCATGAACAGTTAAACATTTCCATCAAGGCTCTTGATTCAAGTCAGCGTACAAAGGTTACAAAAGGACTGAAGGAGATTCTTGGAGGCACTGCTAACTATACCAAGACTGATGACATTGATCTTCTACAGAAATGTCTTGATCTTGTAGCAGAAATTGCAGAGTAATCAGGTCTCACAAAACTAAATAGATTTGAGGGTAGCACATGAATCGTAAGAACCTAGTTATTGCGCTAGTTGTTTCATTGGCTGTCACAGGAGCAAGTATGTTCTGGACAACCAATCCTACAAAGGTAGGCAGTAATGAAGTTTCTGAAGTTCCTAGTGTTGTTGCTGATGTACCAACAACACTAGAACTACCTCTCTTTAAGTACAGTCATTTCAATGAGATGGTGTTAAACGTACAAAAGGGAAAAGCAGAAGCTACAAAGAAGGAAACACTAGTAAGGAAAGCAGAGACTGTAAAGCCTGTTGCCGCTGTTAAGAAAGTTGAAAAGACAGTTGCAACAAAGAAGAAAGTTAATTCTTTCAGAAAGTATGATATCCCTCTTAGTGACAGTATGCAATCCCTCATTTGGGAATTGTGTAAGAAAGAAAATGTTGATTATGAATTAGTTTTAGCAATTATCTCAGCGGAAAGTTCGTTTGATGCTAAGGCTGTTTCTTGGGATAACAGCAGTCGTGGATTAATGCAGATGAACACTAGGACAACTTTCTATCCTATGGCTAGAGAGCTAGGAATTAAGAGTCCGAATGTATTTGATGCAGAAGATAATGTTCGTGTTGGAGTTCATTATATTGCAACACTTTTTGATGCATGGGACAGCAAGTACTCAGGTAGCCTGTTACAGAAACATGCTATTTTATCGTATAGATTTGGAGTTGCAGGCAGTAAGCATCGTAGTTTGAATCATTCATATGTTCGTAAAGTTGAGAGGATTCAGAAGAGTCTTCGGACAAAAGGAGAATTGAGTTAATGTCTAAATTTAAAGTTGGAGATAAAGTTAAACTTAGTGAAATTGGAATTAAGAATCTGACTCATTCAAATGGTGAGCTAAGCACATTTTTAAAAGCAATTGTAGATTCCGTTGGCACTATTGATCAAGTTAATGAGATTGGAAAATGGAGTGTAACAGCTTTGTTTGAAGAATATAAATATGGTTCTATTTCTTTTATAGACGAAGAACTTGAATTTGTCGAAGATGAGACTCTATCTTTTACAGGTGGTCATGACGCAAAGCCAGATGAAGAAATTGGTAAACCATTTATGAAGGTTAGTTATACGTTTGATGCAAATGAAATGAAAACACCTCATACGAAAACTCTTGAAGGGCAAGTCACTGGACTTCCATCGTTTTTAGTTGATGATGGTGGATTGACTATGACAGGCAACGTTGTTTTTCATGATAAACCATCAAAGCAAGCTGGAAAGTTTGAAGTTAGAGCTAAAGAACTTGGAGCAATGGTAGATGAAAAACAACAGGCTTATGGAAATGCTACAGAACAAACTTTTAAAGCTATGAAAGTTTTCCTTGAACCTTATCGTGTTAATGGTGGATACAAGATTTCAGAAGATTTGCTAGCACATATTTTGCTTCAGGTTCGGATTATGGATAAACAGTCTCGTATTTTCAGTAACCCAACAGCAGATTTGATGGGTGAAAGCCCTTACAGCGATATCGCTGGCTATGGACTTTTAGGTAGTGATTTGCAAGAAAAGAATAAAGTAGAGTAATATCGGTTGCGCTTATCAGAAAATAGTATGATAGGCGCAAAACTTTTTTCATAGAAGCTATTGACAAGTGAAATAATAAATGATAGAATTACATCATAAAGACAAGCAGAACAAGGAGATGTTGAAATGTCTGATAAAGAATATGAACTTACTATTGAATCTGATGATTCTCAAGCTATTATTATGTACAATGTTGCACTTGAGGATGTTGCAAGTGTAGATGAACCTATTTATTTGGGTGTTCTTGATAAGCTCAATGGTGGAGCAAAATCCATTGGTCTTACTATCGAACAAGCTGAAGAAATGGCAAAAGGCTTGCTATTCATGGTCAGAGAAGTTAAGGCAAAGGTTGCGAAGGAAACACCAAAGACAGAACGTGAACTTCAAATCTCCTACATCAATCACTTAGAAAACAAGCGTTATGGCATTGCTAGCATGTTCCATGCTTTGACTTATGGTTCTTGCGTGTATGCCGCTGAAGGTTTAGAAGAGCAAGCAAAATTCTTTGGAGACAAAGCTCTTGAACTAATGTTTGAGATTGTTGATATTGATAAAGAGCTTGATGAGTTGATTGAAGAAGTTGGTTATGATTATAGAATCAAGGTAACTACTGAGGAGGCTTAATCATGGAGATTATTAATCTGAC